TGTTTTGTTTTCAATGTTACTCGTGTGCCGATTAGACCTAGTGCGATAACCCCCCATGCGCTGCCTTCAATCGCATTCCCTTAACTGTTATTTGTTTGCCTGACCATGTGTTACCACATAGATCATCTACCCACGCTTCCCGTGTGTTACCAGTCAGCGTTGCACCGCTGTAGGTCGTGCCAGTCATTAGTTTTCGGTATGTCAACGGTATGTTAAGTCTGCAACGACTCAATTATTTGTGATGCCTCTTGCTTTGTTAATGCTTCAATGCTTGTGTATTTGTTGTCTAACACTTTGTTTATGTATGGCATTAGTTCTGTTGTGCCGATCTTTTTTTCAAATGCCAATGCTCGTATCATTCCGCGCTGCTTAGGTGATGCGTACTGTTTGCCGTCTGTTGTGTCGCCAAATGGTTGCTCTAGGTCTGCTCGAATGGGCGTGACCTCAGCGATTGGTGATGGTTGGCGAGCCTGTACCTCGTTGCGTGATGCAATGCTTTTGCCTATGCCCATGCCTAAGAATCCGAGAGCGCGCCCAAGACAACTAGTGCTGGCGTTCATCATCTCACTACCTTTTGTGTATGGTGTGCGACCTGGTATTGCTTCCCAGCAGTAAGCAACAGTTGGCATTAAGTCGTCTGTGTCGCGCCAAACTGTACAACTGATCTCTACATACTGTTGATTATCTACTGTGACGATTACTGGTCTTGTTTCTTGTATGCGCAAATCAGGCCAACGCTTTAACGCCTCAGCCAATCGAGTCGGTACATCTACATAGTCGCCTAAGTTAAATGCGTTCATGACATGTACGCCACAAGTGCGTCAATTTGTGCATTGCTGTCGCGTAGGTCTGCCATTAATTCAATGACGCGTGCTTCTAACACTTCGTTATATTTGCGCGCGTTAGCAAGTTCTGTGATTAAATACAAATTTGTTTCTATCGCTTCGTCAGATGTAATCATGATCTCTCGTTTAAATTCTGTTCTGTCAAGAATTTAAGTAGCGCTGTAAGTTCTTTTAATCGTTCTGTTAGTTCTGCGTTTTCTGCTTTTAATGCGTCACGCTCGCGCGCTGCAATCATGTAACGCTCTGATGAGTCGCGCAACTGCTCTCGACTGCCGTAGTGGGGGTCGTAACTGCGTCTCATACGCACCGCCAGACGATTGCTTGATTACCAGCGCGTGTCAATCGCCTAATGCCACTGTCAATGACATGTCCGTCTTTAACCAATGTGCCTCGAGTCGGCCTGACTGTGTTGCCAGACATGTTTAACGCTGTCTCAATTTCTTCATCTGTTGCAGGCCGACCTAATAGGTAGGCGTGTACTCGCTGACGCTTTTTGCCTGTTTTCGATTTTGCTTTTATTGCAGCGTCAACGCTTGTCTGTTTTGCTTCGCGCGCAATAATAACGATGTCACGATTTATTGCTGGGCGCTCGAATGTACCGCCTAAACCGATTGATGGTGCAAACATTTCTAGTTGGTTAGTTTGCACGAGTTAACAACATTTCTAGTCGGCGTGCCTCTGACTCTAAATCTTTTATGCGTGTTTCTAGTTCGCTAATAATGCCCATAAGATACCGCACCTCAATCTCTAAAACTTTTGGTGGCGTGTCTGGCATCTTGCTAATCTGTTCGCCAATAAGACGAAACTCTCGCATGCGCCTAAGTGTTTCTTGGTGTTCGCGTTCCATTTGTAAATCAAATGTTTCGTTGTATTCGTTCTCGGTCATTGCTTTCTCTTTTCTGTTTAAGTTTATATTTTGAACATGATAAAGGACAGTAGTCGCAGAGTAAGACCGCATGCAACCATTAGCCACGCAAAATCTTTAACGCTTAGTTTCCCCATGCAGACCACCCGACTCGAAGGTAAATTAGTCGTGCGGCGCGCAAATTAGTCAATGCATCTAGCAACGGTTTTTGTGTGCATATTCTCATTTGTTTACATATAAGACCGTCATATTGTGGGTGATCGGGTTTCCAGTGCACACCGTTTATTTGCAGTAAGCCGCTGTCTGATCTGTGTGACCATTCGGCTACGCCAGTGATGTTGCAATCTTTATCTACCGTGTCACCGCCAGCACGATTAGGACAACAACCTGACTCGCGTGCGGCGTATTTGGTGAGCTGTGGTATTTGCTCAGGTTGCCAGCCTGCCTGCAATGCCAGCGCTGGTAGCCATGAGCAGTCACCATGCCTGTATACGGGCGCTGGTGGCGTTGTAGTGGTCACTGGTGGCACATATCGATATATGTCGGCCATTGCCTGCGCGAAACCGCCTAGAACTTCGTATGGCTTGTCTGTTGGCGTGGTGCTTGACATGTCTGGTTGTGGTTGTGGTATCTGGCTGACACCTATTCCAATTGCAGATAACGCAAATGCGATAGTTAATTTGATGATGAAGTGCATAAGTGCCCTCGACTTTCTCGGTCAAGAACACTTTACACTGGTTTTTTGATTACCGAAGGTATTAGCCCAAACACCTTATCCCAAGCCTGTTTTGCAAGTTCTGGGCTATTGCAGATCACTGGGTTCACTTCAACATGCCACCAATCACCTGGCTCAAATGTGCCACCCTTCCAAGTAGCGCGATCACATTTCCACGAACGATTAAGCGCGTAATCAATAACAAGTTCAATGCCTAGCGTGTCAGCGTTTTCCAATAATTTATTTATGTACGCCAGCGATACTTTACGACCGTCTTGCCTGCCTTTACTGGATGCAGATATCCAACGATAAGAAATATCGCATGCCACACCTTTGGCATGATTTGACACAATGCCAGGTTTGTTTCGTACATCGCGCACAACCCAAGTGCCGTTATTCCACAACGATTTATCAGAATGATAAACAGCGCGTGAAACCCATATATCCATGCCAGCCAACGGTTTTGCTACGACTGGCGCGGCGTTAACTGTGTAAGGTTTCATTCGGTTTCGCTTTTCGGATTTTTCTTTATACCGTTAGATGCGACCAGACCCGATAGCGCGCCTGTAAGAAACACGCTAATCGTGCTCAATAGGTCAACAATGCTGCCGTCAAGCGGTGACAATTCTGCAGGCATATTTACAAACAACATGCCAAACAACAAACCAACCACCATGATCGCAAATGTGATTGCCATTGTCACGCCAACTATGAAAACTAGTCGAGCGTGCAATGCTTCATTTTCTAATTTCGCACCTGTCCGCAGTGACATTTTGACATGGCCTTTCTATGGTTGTGTTTTTGTTTTGATAGATCGTTGTGTTATTTGTTTTGGTAAACGAGCACGCCGACAATAAAATGCAAACAAAACTAACTAATAAGGGTTTTGAATTCATCTGTTGTAATTCCAAGCCTGTCAAGAATCTGTTGACGCGTTTTGTCTTTTGCTAATTGTTCTTGTTCAAGTTTCTTTTTTTCTGTCTGATAATTTTTAACAAATTCTAATTCTGCATCGTTTAAATCACGAAATTCTGACTCACCTGTCAAGCAATCAACAATTTGTTTTTGTGGCAATGTCATAAACGCTCCTATAATCCGTAGCCGTATATTTGTACTGTGCCTGTCAGTGCTGTCCCTGTACTGCTGGCAATAGTAAATGAAGTAAATGAAGTTGCCGATGTTTGCACACCGACAGTTTCGTTCCATTGTGACGATGTGTAATTGAGACCTTTACACAAAATTGTGGTTTTTTCTGTCAAAAACGGTGACATAATATCTATTCGACTGCTTTGAACTGTCGTGTTTTGTAGTTGATTCAATTCAATAGACGAAGCGCTTGACGAACCAGCACTAAATGACCAAGCGCCTGCAGCGTTTGCAAGCATTTGGCAATAACCGTAATTGGTTGTCGCTGCACCTAAAGTAAGCAATTGCACTGGTGTACCTGCTGCAGGTGTTGTTGTGTTCATTAAAACCAAATAATTTATATAAGTTGCACTAAACACATTGCTAAAAGTTGTGCTAGCACCACTTAGCGAAGTATTAGATATGAGGGTGAAAGCGGTTGTTGCTGCAGGGCCTGCACTTGGAAACCATAGCGAAACGCCAGCGCTTGTAAAATACAAAGTACCTGACCCGTACTGCGCAATAGTTAAAGGCCCAGCACTCGACACTGTGGCAGTGCCGGCAGTAACAGTCGTGACACCTGCACCAATGTTTTGGATTACCAAAGTATCGCCAGCGCTAAACAGCGATGTGTTTACCGTGACCGTGTTTGATGATGCAACATTCATTACAACGCGCGTGCCTTTGTCGGCTGCGACAAGCGTGTAACTAGCAGTCTTGGTGCTGACAGTCTGGTTGTAGTCGTTGGCTTGCAGAGTGTTCATCTGCGCTGCAGTTAAGACCTGCGCTGCTGTAAATGTTTGTATTGACATATTTCTCCTTAGATTACCCTAGAACATTGCCTGCGTTGAGTATGCCGTATATTGCGTCATCAAGTATTAATTCGTAAACGATCGTGGTAGGCGAGGTAAATAACGAAATTCTGTGACCGTTGCTTATATTGATGCTGTGCTCAATGCCTTCGATGGCTAATTCTTGCGCCAATTCTGTTGTGCCAGCACCGCTAGTAAAAGTCTTTTCTACCGTGATGGTGTCGCCAATATCTATTGTTGCCAGCGTGTCGCGTTGTGCTGTAGTCAACATGTTGAACTGTGTCTCAACACTTGTATAGCGCGCCTCAGGCTCACCCTCTAACAAATACTCTGCCAGTGACAGCGCTGCAGCATTATTGTGTAACAACGACTCTGTGATGCTCTCAGTCTGTATGAAGTACACGCCCTGACTGGTTAAGTCCTCTGCTACCTGTGGCGTGTTACCGCCAGCAATAGTCACTGACGCGCGATTGACTACCTGATCTGCCTCAAAAGTTATGCCTACACCGTTGTATTTAAAGTTTGTCCCGTCATCGTGAAAATCTGCAATAGACCCTGACAGCGTGTTACCAAGCCTCGCATCAAATGTAATGTCACCATCTCGAGACATAAACAAACGACCCTGCTCAGCAAGTTGTATGCGCGAGCAATACTCAAGCACATTTGTACCGTCTGGAATTGTGTAAGCAGCTGCACCGCCGAGCGTCTGTGTGCCTGTAGCAATGTCGCGCTGGGCAATTGGAAAATCAACTTCAGGTCTGTTTAGTACCGCGCTAAGTCGAGCGCTACTAATCTGCTCACTGACATTAAATTCTGCAAGATATGTTTGTGCCAGCAAGTAAAAATCATCTGCACAATAAACAGTAACCGTGTCAATACCGCCAAGCGCAAAGTTGTAGTTGTAGTTCACGATGTAGCCAGTAAACAAATACTCTTTAACATTTGTGTTGCTGTATCGAGACAGTCGCACTTTGCGCATAGGTGCTAGACCAGGCTTTTGTGTCGTGCTGTCGTAATACGGTGATTGCTGGTCAAATGGGTTAAATATTCCGTCAGTGTCAAGCATTGTAAATGACATAGTGCCAGCGCTAAATTGGTCGCCTTGATCGCGCCTACCGCGCTTTACACCAACATTTGTGCAACCGTCTAATACCTCTGCATAATTAGTCGTACCGTTAAGCACATAGGTTGTGTTGTTTAATACGCCAGCGGTAGCAGAGTCTAAAATAAATGCGTCTTGTACAAAACCTGTGTCAATCTCTAGCGAGTAGTTGCCAGACCCGACAACAGCGACACCAGACATTAGGCAATTTCTAGTTGTAGTGGGCCTGCACTGCGATTGTATGCGCGCAATGCGTTAACAACCGCTTCACCAATATCTGCACTGGTTGACAAACCGCCGTTAACATTTACTGTCATTGACGCTATGCGTTCGGCGTTGCCACCTGTAAAGCCGGGTATGTTGCTAGGCCCGACATAAGGCCCACCGCCGCTAACGACTGGCGTAAACGACCCGCCGCCGCCGCCACCACCGCCACCACCGCTGGTGATTGCTGGTGACATAATTGGAATGCTTGCAATGTTTGGCAAAGTAGCGCCACCAATTGAGCCTGTGCCACCCTCTCGAGCAGCACCGCCACCCGATACTGCGCTTGTACCTGTACCGCCAATTGTTGGTATTTGTGGCGCAATTTTTGTAGCAATATTGTCTAAACCCGGTATCGCATTTATGACCATTGCTACCGCGTTGTACAAAGTATAAAGAGCAGTGATAGCGCCATTGATGTAGCCGATAACTGCGTTAATTATCATGTTGACACCTGATCTGAAACTTTCAAATTTTTGATAAGCCGCAAACACTGCAACACCTAACGCCGTAATACCAGTAGCCCACAATACAAATGGGCTTGCGTTTAATGCAAAGTTGACCGCTAATATTGCTGTCGCAATTGTGGTGATTGCACCTGCTACTCGAGTAAAGGTTTGAGGATTGTTTGCAGCCCAAGTAGCGAAATCTTTAACAATTGGCAACACTGCTTGCACCGCTGGTAGTAATGCCTTGCCGATAGATACTTGCAAATCAGCCATTTGTGCTTTAAGTACTCGACTGCTGTTAGCAAGACCGTCAGAAGTCCTAGCGAAGTCGCCTTGTGCATCACCTGTCTGTTTATAGATCAAAGACTGTGCAGCAAGAATTTTTGTTTGTGCCGACAATGCACCACTAGACACTTCAAGACCTAGCGCCAGCGCTTCATCTCGCAACGCAGCGTCACTTAGCAAAACACCAAATTGGCGCAATGGCTCGGACTCGCCACGCAACGCAGAACCAATAGCGTTAATAGCCTGCTCGGGTGTTGTGTTATTAAATGACGCTAAATCTGATGCGAGTGAAGTAAAGTCGTTGCTAAATGTTGCTAAATCTTGGCCAGATAATCCTGCAGCTTTGCCGAATGTGCCGAATGTGCCTGCGGCTTGCAAAACTGCATTCTGTGATTGCCCTAAAGAACTTGCTGCAGTCTTAGCAAAGTTTTCAATACTTGCAGCGCCTTCACCAAACACGACATTAACTTTGCTTAAGTTTTCTTCTAAGTCTGACGCTGCCATGATTGCTGGGCCTGCCGCTGCTGCTAATCCTGCAAGCGCTGCAGCCGCTGGTAGGGCTGCCTTCTTAATGGCGAACTGAGCCTTTTCGCCGGCAGTTTCTAGTTGTTTAAATTCTGCAATTGCTTTAGAAATGCCTTTGCCGTCATATTCTGAAATAATCGGTATAGATAATGCCATTACAAACCTTTCTGCACTGTGCGAGACGCTTCAGCAATAACCTGTTTCATTTCTGTTTCAATGCCTCTGCGTGAACGGTAAACGGCAGGGCCAATGAATCGAGTCCGACCCGCAGTTACTGGCGACAAATTGTTGCTTAATCGGTTTGCGTTTGCGCGACCTGCAGTTTCGAATATTGCTGCAGCCTGATCTTTTTGGATAATAAGAATTACGCCGATTGCGTTGCGCCTAGTATCAAATTTCATTTGCACACCTGCTTTTGCTTTAGCAACGCTAAAACCTTTAATTTTTCTGCCGTCTTTTTTTTGTGTCCAATCGCGCGACATTCCAGACAATGGCACTTGTGTGTACATATTTTTGGCGGCATCAATTGCTGGTTGTGCAACTCGTGTTGCCGATGCTTTAAATTCTTTGGCAAGTTCTTTGTCAAGTTTGTTTAACTGATTGATTGTGTCCTTGACACCGACAACCTCGATGCGTGCAGTAGTTGTCATTGTTGTTGCTTTTGTATTATGTATGCAACAGTCGCAAGATCGCGCGCCTCAAATGGTATTTGGGTTGGCCACCACCCTAACGACACAAGCATTTCTGCTAACTGCCTTCGGTAAGTGCCAACCCCGTAGGGTTTCCCACTGTCTCATCTACACCTGATATTTCCATCATTGGATTTGCTTTAACCCATTTGCGCCAATCCACTGGCAATGTGTCGCCACGCATTTTAAGAATTAGATATGCCCAGCAACATAGGTCGCTGTAGCCAATGCCTTTATTGTCAGCAACTTTGCGATCTTCTATGCGTTCCCATTCACAAACTACAAATAGGTTTGTTGTTAACTCGAATGCTGGCTCGCCGTCATTCATGTCAACTTTAATTTTAATTTTCATGCGTGTACCTTCCCGGTTGGTCTTGCGTTGTTAGTTCTCAGCGGCCAATGCCGCGCGATCATGCGACCGCTTTAGTCAATACGCCACCAGTGAATGTAAGTGTGATTGTTGACAGTTCGCCAAGTGATGCGTTAATTGGCGTATGTGCCGACAAGTATGCGCCTGTCAATGTGTAGGTCGGGTTTGTGGCTGTTGCAGAACCTGTAGCAGGTGCAACAATCAAAGTTGTTTGGATACCGACAAGACCGTAGATCGTTGCCTCAGTTTCTGACGCTGCATACGACTGGTACAACTCAACTTCTATGCTGTTGTTTTGCAATGATGTCACTGTTGACGCGCCGTATTTGCGTGCCGTATCACCAAACGCTGTAGTTTCAAGTTGCTCTAACACATAATTAACAGTTGCGCTGGTGCACTGATCTTGCAAGTCAACTGAGTTAATCGTTACTTTAGGGTTTGATAGATAGACGCTGGTAGCCATGTGGGTTAATCCTTTTGCTCTGTGTTTATAGTTTTAGCAGATTTTTTAACTTTGAGTGGGGATAGATGCCCAGAGTCAACAAGAAAAGCAAGGTCAGTAGTTAAATTGCCTAGATCAGCCTCTCGAATGATGTCGCCAAATTTGTAACCGCTAAGTCTGTGGCTGGTAACTTCGTAATCCATTAGGTTGTGCTCGCTTTCATTTGTATGTTTAACGATAGTGCAGGGTAGTCAACACCGCCGATTGTAAGCGTTGTTGGTCTGCCGTCAGTGACCGCGACTTTGGCTGTTAAGACTTTGGCTGCAATGTTAAGTGCATTGCGGTATGCGTCAGCGTTGCTAGGCCCAAGACTGATAACAGTGACTGGTATTGACATGTCAACAATGTTGCTGTTAAACGCCGTAAACGACATTGCATCAAGCAAAATACATGGTGGTTGTACTGAGCGTGGGTCAGTCACGCAAACCAAACCCGACACCGCGTTAAGTGTTGTGGCAAGCGTGTTAATAGATGTGTTAAATAGATCGCTATAAGTTTGCGCAGCCATTAGGCAACCTGTGGTCTGTCAACACCGATCAACTGTTTAACCAGTGGCGACAGTCCATTAGTCGAGCCTTGCGACATGCCATCAAATGATGCAAAGTCACTTATGCCACCGCGCTGACGGTACAAAGCGCCACCATACATGATCGTGCCAAGCGTGACATCACCGCCGGGTGAAGTAGTAAGGCTGTCGTTATAGCCACACTCTTGTCGCCTTCGATAAATAAAATTATTTGCAGCACTTGCGCACTGTGTCACAAATGTCGTGTCGTCAGCAGTAGCAGTCGCAATACCGAGCCATGTCAATATTTGTGCTGCAGTAATCCAACTACAGGTTTGGGTATATGTGACTGTGCCCGAGTAGTCAACAACAAACTCAACACTCGTACCAGTGCATGCATACAACACTTGATTAGCCACTGGCACATTTTCATCAAATAGCAGTTCGCCAGTTATTGAGTCAATGCCTGTAAACAAATATTGTGGCAATGCAAGCACCGTAAATGTGCCTGCAAAAGGTGCTGGTAATCCTGAAACAGTTACTGACTCGCCTAACGCAATCTCGTTTGCTTCGAGCGTGCTAATGCAGGCGTAGTTGTTTAGTAATTGTTTTGTTTGTGTTTTGTAAGTTGCCATAGCGGTTGAGCCGCTACTCGACTAGGCCAGCGCTAGTTTTTGCAAGAAAGCAGCTTTTGCCACAAATGTTGCAAAGTAGCCGTAATAACTGAATGTGCGTTCAAGTTGTGACGGTACTTCTACCGAGACAATGCCTTTTTGCTGTTCGTAAACTTCAAAGCCCGGTGCGTACGCAACGATCATTGTGTTTGATGCATAGTTGTTGTCAACAATCAGTGTTAAACCAAGTGGGTTAAGTGACGAGTATGACAAGTCTGCACCTGCTGTACCGATTGAGTTTTGGCTGATGACATTGTTGCCGTTAATTGCTGGAAACAATGGGCGCTTCGAAGTGTCTAATTGACGACCTAGCAATTCCCAAACATTAGGCGACACAAACAAATGTGTCGGAAAAAAGTTTGAAATACTTGCAATGTTGACTGCTGCACCGTAAAGCGCTGTCATCAATGACGATGGGTCTGTTTGGTTAACTGTCCATGTCACACCCGAAGTTGCACCGCCTGCAACCATGTTGTCGGCTGCAATATTGTCAGTTGCAATCAAGTACTCGCCAGCCAAGTCATTTAATACCAAATTCATTGCGCTCGGATCTGTGAAGTCCATGTCTTGATAACTCATTGTGACTTGACCAGCAACAGTGGTTTTGGTAACCGTGTTAGATGCAATCACCATTGTTGTTGCTGATGCAGCACTGCCTTCGGTTTGTGTTGCTGCCGAAGTGTGGGTCGTGATTGTTGGTCGCACAAATGTTTTGCTTGGTGTGTTTGGCATTGCGCGTGCGCCCAATGCTGACACAACAGGTCGCACGAAATTAAGGTCTTGGAATAATGGCCCAAGCACTGGAACTGGCAAAAGTCCTGGTGTGTCAGTTGTAAGAATGTCGCCTGCAGCTGCTTGCAACGCTGTTTGTTGTTTGCCTAATGCTGCTTTGTAAGCCAAATTGACTTTTGCAAATGTTTCGCCGCCAATGTGCATTGCTGCAAGATATTCGCCCGGTGATGGCATTTTAAATTCTTGTTTTGGTTGTGCCCAAAGTTTGTCAACTACTGATGCTGCTACTTCGACTGTTGGTTCTACTGATTCCATGATTGATTCCTTTTGTGTAGGTATAACTTCATTTAACTCTATTGGTGATTCAGTTTGTGGGATACTCGCTGCGACTTCTGTAATGACTGCACCGCTAAACGCGCCTTGACTGACCATGCTTAACTCTGTCCAATCGGCCGCCTCAACGATCATTACACCATCAGCGTCATAACTAAACTTTGTCGGGTTAATACCGACAGATACTGAGTCAATTACACCGTCATTTGCAAGTGTCAAATATTCGTCACCCAGTCGAGTAGCGCTTATCTTTGCTGTAAACATCATGCCCTGTGGCGTGTCAACACGCTCAGTTAATATGCCAATAATTTGGCCTGAGTCATGCTGTCCGAAAAGTTTTGGATTGCGACCGTCAACAGGTAACGCGCCCTGCATAATGCGCACTTTTGTACCGTCAGCAACTACCGCTGTTTCATCGTATGTAACTGCTATGCCACTGATTGAGCGACGCGGTAATTCCCCGACCGCGCCTGCGTCAACCGTGATCTGTGAAGGGGTTAAACGGATCATGACTGCGACACTACATCAACTGTGTCAGGCATTTGTGCATCATCACGATTTGTTAGCGAGTACTCGCCAGTCAGATAATTCTCAACATCAAATTCAACATAAGTGCCGTTAGGCAAAACATTGTTTTGTGACAATGTGCCAGCAATGCAATCGGCGTAGGCGCGAACACCAAATGTCCACAAATCCATACGAGACTCAGCGCTCGACTGGTAAGAATACGAGCCGACACTGATGCCTGCAAGGTATGGCGGTATGTTGCACAAGCGCGCCATTTCCATCGCCTGAAATTCTGCCGAGTCAATTAGCAACATTTTGTCAGGGCTTGTCAGTGTTTCGGTGTAGGTAACAAATTCGTTGAGCGCTGCAGTTTGGTTAGTTTCGCGCGCGTTGTTAAACGCTGCCGCTAGGTCTGCTAATTCTTGACCGCTTAATGGCTCGCCACCAGTCTGACGCAAAATACCTGCTGGGATTGCGCTACTGCTATTTCGATACCGCGCTGCTTCAAGTTTTAGCGCTGTCGCTACCGCTTGCGTTGACTGGTAAACAATGCCTTGTATCGGTGACAAGAATTGCACAACATCATTCGGGTCTAACTCGCCACCTTGAAACATAATTTGTTTTGATGGCGCAAACCACACTGGGCCTGACTGATCTAAAGTCTGCACCATTGCGGCTGGTAGTCGAGTAAACGATGCAGGGAATCCGTCAGCGGTACGCGATGTTATATACCAAAATGCGCGACCAAAGAAAAACAAGTCATCAAATGTCCACGACAAAATAAAATTATTAGGCAATGTCGGGTCAATCTTGCGCAACCAAGTGCGTGGCGCTAATGGCATCTTTTCCATCTCATCGCCATTCCAAATTTCGTTATACATTTTTAGACCCATGCAACCAATAACACTTGCCATAAGATCGCGCGCTCGAGAAACTGTAGGCACACTCATTGCCTTGTTGCGCGCGTCGCCTTCAATATATGAGTAGTACTGACCGATCATGCCAGCGCCACCGTTATTAGATGACTGATAATAACTACCAGACGCGGCTGCTTTGGTTGGTGGTTGCGCGTTTGCGTTAGCAGTAATTTTGTCTGCAATGAATTCAATCAAAGTTTTAGCCATGCAGTAAGTATGCCACTGCAATTACTTTGCATGGTGTATAGGTGCTGGCCGCAAACAGACCGAGAAAGCAGGTAAACAGCCAGCCACCCACGAACACATTAGCGTGACGCGACCACGATCATAGGTTTACCGCTAGATGTTGGGCGACTGGCAAGCGCTGCAGCCCACACCATGCACCGAGCCAACTCAATAGGCCCGGGCGATCTTTGACTAGATAGCGCAATGCTGTTTTGTGACCTGACTGCTACCGCGCGTTGCACATGCTCTGCCAACATTTCCTCGCCAGTGTGCACGATAAGTTTTTCACCAATCATTGCTTTTATGCGTGGCGTAAATTTAAGTATCTCGCCGTAGCCGACAACAATTCTTTTCTGCTCAAGTCTGACGGGCCAATGCAAATCTATAGTCGGCGTAATCGCAAACCGTACCCCACCGATGTTGCACAGTCTGTCAACCTCTGCAAGCACTTGGTCAAATGTGTCAACAACAAACTCGACTGTTACCGCTGTGCGATGGTCAGGTAACACGACACACCTGACACCAAAATATCTTGCGTCATCAAGCGAGCATTCAATAGCGACTGTGCCGCCGTCTGGTATCGGGTCTGTGTACAACAACTCTGGCCATTTGCCCGGCATAATCCATGCCTTGTCTGATGCGACCCAAAGATTGCAACTTGCCCTTAAAAAACTTGCTCGATCAGGGTTTTCGGATTCTGCTTCAATAGTTTTCATAGTCAGTGTCGTACCAAGTGCAGGATTAGACCACACCCATGATGCAGGGTCTAGCGGTGACATGTCTGGTGGTGGCGACCATTCCGCAAAATAGAAACTTGAATTCTGTTTAGTGTCAATGGCTCGAAGTCCCTGCTCACGCCATTTCAACATTGCGGTGCTTGCCTCAGTGCCAGCAGTAGACCACAACGACAACAGCGGTGATTGTTTAGCGCGTTGTGCAGGCAGTAAACCACCGTCAATTACCTCACGCGAAATATCCCACATTTCGTCAGCCACAATTAGATCACAACTCATACCGTGACCTACCGAGTGATTAGCGGCGCGCACAAACCATTTACTACCGTCAGGCATCGTTACCGCATTACGACCGTAAGACTTCATCAAGTCAGCGTTAAAATACTTTTTAAGTATCGGCGACAAATTATCAAAAAGCATTACCGCAAGATCAAGTCTGTGAGCCGTAGTTAACACCGTTTGTTTAAGACCACGCACCTTAGGCATCTCAGTAAGCCACCAGCCGACAAGCGCCATAAGGGCAACGGTCTTACCGTTCTGTCTTGCAGTAGAAACTAACGAAACACGATTAACAAGATCAGTCTGATCATCAAAAAGCAGCTGACCCTCAAGCGCTCGACACTGCCACGGCATTAACTCAACCTGCAGATACTGCCTAGCAAATTCCCTAACACCGTCAAGAAATGAACCCGAGTGATCAGGCCACGCAGTCTCCAGTCGCGGCTGGTCTTTGCCAGTTACCGCCAATCCTGGCTGGTTTACCCCATCGGGGATAATCCTGAC